AATAGTGATTACTGCATAGATAACAGCTTGGTCAAAAAAGCCCCCAAAAATATAAAAAAATGGTTTTGCCAAAACAGGCTTTCTGATGATGGTTTACTAGAGTCCATTCCGATAGGAATAGAGAACGCAGTTCCATGTTCGATTGATGGTCATGGATACGTTTGGCCTCACGCAATAGAAAAGCCATCTATAATTAATCGTTTAAAAAACGAAGCTATACAAAACTGCATTAATTTGATCTATTCTAATTTTAATGTAAATACTAATCCAGCTCATAGAAATGAAATAAAACAATACATATCTAAATTAGATCACATAACTAAAGAAGAGTGTACTCTAAATTACGAGGATTTCGTAAAGGGTATATTGTCTCATGAAGCTGTCTTATGCCCTCAAGGTAATGGGGAAGGAGATAATCATAGAATATACGAAACACTTCATTTAGGAAAAGTTCCAATAACTTTTAATAACAAACAATTCAAATACTTACATCATAAATTTCCAGTTGTATTAATTGAAAATATCAAAGAGTTGAGTGATAAATATCTCATCGAAAATAAGATACGCGAAGCTCAGAGTAAATTCGATGATAAATATTTAGATGCAAATTACTGGATTGACAAAATAAAAAATGAAGCGCAAAAACGTAATACTACTAGGTAAAGGCTCTTTGGCTATAAAAATAGCAGAATGGTTTAAAAACAATCACAACTTAGTCGCTGTGATTCCAGATATGCCAGAGCCTGATTGGTCAGACTCTCTTGTAAATTGGTGCAAGAATAATAACGTTAAGTTTATAGAATCTGGAAATCACGAAGATTTAGATGCAGATATTACTATTGATTTGGCAATGTCTGTTTTCTATGGTAAAATTATAAAAAAATCTTTCATTTCTAGGTGTGACTCGATTATAAATCTTCATAATGCTCCTCTACCTAAATACAGAGGTGTTCGCCCAATAAACTGGGCGCTTAAAAATAAGGAAAGAGAGCATGGCGTAACTATACATAAAATTCACGAAGGTATTGATGATGGAGATATATTAGGATTAGTTAAATACCCTATTTATCCTGAGATTGAAGAAGTGGGCGATGTGTACAAAAAAGCTTTAGATTATGGATGGCTACTTTTCAAAGATGTAGCAACAAAGCTTGATTATTGCCTCTCGACTGCATCTCCACAATCTGAAGAATTTACCTACTATTCTAACAAGCAAAATCACCTGCTAGGTGATAGATCTAACTTCACAAGACAATGATAAGTGTAGATGTAGTTTGCTGGGATTCTAATCTGTATGTTCCACCGATATGGAATGACATACAAGCTCAGTCCTTAAACAATCATCCTGAATTTAGAATAAATAACATATTCACTACCGCACCTAGTCACGGACTAAATCAAACGCTTTTCAGAGAATCTCAGGCAGACATTCTTATTTCCATATGCCCAGATCAACACCCTTTCGGTTTTTCTGTTCAAGATATTCAAAAATATAAAAAGATAGTATTTATTGAAGTCGAACCTATTTATAATACAAATGCTATGAGCTTAGCTGCTCATAATAGATTTATATCTGAATGCAAAGGCGTTATTAGAGAGGACGATGTGATTTACTATTGCTCCAACCTAGACAGGGATCTTAGTCAAATGCCTTGCGTGAAAAAATCTTGGCATTCAGGTTTAAACTTATTTTTTCCTGAAAAACCCGCAAGAGAAAATAAAAAAATGCAGATAATCACCGATGCATCAGTAATTAACGCATGGAATGGTAGAAAATATTTTTTTGATAAATTCAACTCAATAGAAAATTTAACTAAAATAATGCATGTGGAATCACCAGATTGGGGATCTACAAGTCAATTAATATCAGAATCTAAAATATATCTAATCCCCCCACACCCATTAATTATCCACTGGCTTAGGTTTTCTAGAGCTTTACATTTAGGAGCTTTACCAGTTGTTGTTAACTATGATGGATGGCTTGAGGATAAAAATATCCAAAACGCTTATGAAGATATAATTAATGAAAACGGCAAAACTTGTTTATTAACTAATTTGGGCGAATTTGACAAAACTATCGAACTACTAAGAGATGAAGACTATGTAGATTCTTTATTAGACAATATTTATAATAAAGATTTATACGAATATAGTATCGAAAGTGTGTGGAATAATTTGTATAAACATTTAAAATCTTGTATATGAAAATAGGGATTATAGGAATGGGTTACTGGGGGAAGATCATCCTTAGAAATTTAATCGAACTGGGTTACTCAGATATAATCGTCTGTGAACAAAGAGAGATAGATTGGTCATCCATAGGTTCTAAATTCCATGTTGAAAAAGATTACAAAAAATTAGAGTGTGATAAGGTCTTTGTTCTCACTCCAGCAACAACTCACTACGAGATTTGCGATCACTTCTTATCTAAGGGCGTTGATGTTTTTTGCGAAAAACCTTTAGACCAGAATATCGATAGGTGTAAAAAACTTTTTGAGCTAGCTCGTAAGAAAAATGCGATTTTGTTTGTGGACTGGTTATTCTCTTTCAATCCTGCTGTGCATCAAATCAAGTCCCTAATAAAACAGCTTGGAAAACCAACCAATATTATAGCGAACCGAATGAACTTTGGTCCAGAAAGATTTGATGTAAATGCTAGGTGGGATTTGGCATCTCACGATGTCTCAATCGCTTGTTTTCTTCTAGATGAAAATCCTGAAAGCGTAAAGTGGTTGGATTTTAAAAGAAACGCAAAATCCAAACAAGATGACAGTGTTGTAGGGATTTTATCTTTTGAGCAAACATGTGTTCAAATTAATGCAAGCTGGTCTTACAACATAAAAAATAGACTATATACGATTGAATTTGATGAAGGGTTTTTATATTGGGATGATTCTAACCAGTCTATCTTATTCAACTCTGAACAGATTAATGTTAGTAAGCAGTCTCCACTACACAATTCAATAAATGAATTTTTCTCTAGGAAGTCAAATGAAGAACTTACCGAAGTAATCACTAATATTTTAAATAAATGAACGTACAATTTAATGATTTAAAAAGCCAATGGAACTTGATTAAAAATGATTGTTTAAGTGACATAAATTCACTTTTTGAAAACTCAAATTTTATTCTTGGTAAGCAGGTTAATGAATTCGAAAAAGAATTCGCTCAGTTTATTGGTTGTAAATATGCTATTGGCGTATCAAATGGAACTGATGCCATCAAATTAGCAGCACAATCCCTAAATTTAAAAGGTAAAAATTTATTTATAATACCATCAAACACTTTTGTAGCAACCATTTTTGGGGTCGAACAAGCTTATCCAGAGGCGACTTTTGAAATGATTGATTGTAATGAATACCATCAGTTAGATATGGATTTGCTGGAATCTAGGTTGTCTGCTGTTGGTCATGAATACGATAATGTAGTTGTTGTGCCTGTCCATCTTTATGGCTATACTGTTGACATGGATAAGCTGCAATCCATTACAAATAATTACAATTGCCTTGTTTTAGAAGACGCATCTCAATCTCATGGGGCAGAATATAAAAATCAAAAAACAGGTTCTATTGGAGATGTTTCCGCTTTCTCTTTATACCCGGGTAAAAATTTAGGTGCAGCGGGAGATGCGGGAGTAATAACAACTAACAATTCCGACATTTATCATAAATTACTAAAATTGAGAAATCTTGGGTCATCAAAAAAATACATACATACGTTAAAAGGATTTAATAATAGGCTTGATACTATACAAGCGATAATATTAAAACACAAATTAAAATTTTTAGATGAATGGAATCAAGCTAGAAGAGATGTCGTGAAGCTATTTGAATCTAAGATAACTAACTCTTCGATTGTTAAACCTAAAACGCCAAAAAACTGCCTTCCAGTTCACCATATTTATCCTATTTTAACTGATGATCGACAGGGTTTTATAAACTACTTAAACGAAAAAGGTATCCAAAGCGGAATCCACTATCCAATTATAATAAACAAAATGGAAATGTATTCAGATAAGTTCAGTTTACATAATAACGCTTATGAGTTTAGCCAAAAAATGGTTAGTCTGCCAATACATCCATTTTTAAATGATAATCAGGTTGAATATATTTGCGATCAAATAAATAAATATTGATAAACATTTCACATGAATTATAATACTCAGAAATAATGAACGGTTTTGAGGAGACATACTACGGAAAAAAAATTGATCATATGGACATTCTAAATATTGAAGATGCTAAAAAATGGCTATCAGGAAGAGAATGCATTGTCGTTACTGGTGTTACTGGTCAGGATGGTAGTCATATGGTAGATTTTCTTCTTAAAAATACCGATTATATTGTTTTTGGTTGCGTTCGTCGTTTGAGTGTTTACAATCACGATAATATTTCTCACATCAAAAGTGATAGATTTAGGTTGATTAATTTTGATCTTACTGACGCAAACCTCATCTCCAGAACAGTTGAGTCTTTAAAGCCAAAATATTTTATTAATCTTGCTGCTCAAAGTTTTGTTGGAAGCAGCTGGGATTTTGCTTTACAAACTTGGGAGACAAACTCTACTTCAGTTTTAAATATACTTGAATCTATTAGAATCCATTGTCCTTCTTGCAGATTCTATCAAGCTGGCTCCTCAGAAGAGTTTGGAGACGTTTTGCATTCTCCGCAATCAGAGTGTCACCCTTTACGCCCAAGAAGTCCATATGGAGCTTCTAAAGCCGCTGCGAGACAATTGATAAAAGTTTGGCGAGATTCTTATGATTTGTACGCTATTCAGGGTTGGTTATTCAATCACGAAGGCACTCGTCGAGGGGAAGAGTTTGTTACTCGCAAAATTACTAAGAACGTAGCTCGTATTCAAAAAGAATATGCTAGCGGAGAGTTTAAACCTCTAGAATTGGGCAACGTAGATGCCATGCGAGATTGGAGTGACGCTGAAGATTTCGTCGAAGGTATTTGGTTAATGCTTAATCAAGAAAAACCTAAAGAATATGTTCTTTCTTCAAATGAAACTCACACTATTCGGGAGTTTGTAGAGGAAGCGTTTAATTTTGCTGGCTTTGGTTCCGAGAAGTGTCGTTGGGATGGTCATGGGGTCAATGAGAAATATTACCACGAAGATAAGATTCTAGTACAGATCAACACAGACTTTTATCGCCCCGCTGAAGTTGAGCTTCTTTTGGGGGATTCTAATTTAGCTAGAAAAGAATTAGGTTGGAAGCCAAAAACAGATTTTTTAGGTTTAGTGAGAAAAATGGTTGCACACGATATTGATCTATGCTAGGATAACTTTATGCCAAGAGGTAAAAAGCAATGCCCTAGCTGCGAAGATTTTGTCGCAACTAGGGCTTCTTGTTGTGGTTGTGGTCATATCTTTACAAAAAAGAAAGTTGGCGAATCTAAAAAGGCAAAACCTAAGACTGGCAAACCCAAGATAAGCAAAATAGACATCTTAAAAAGGCTAGTTGAAGACCCTAAAAATAATAAAAGATTTTTTTATGCTAGGGAGATGAAGATGCTGAATGATTTAGTGGACCTCTATTCACTTGAATTCATGAATGTGGTCAACCTCGGTAGGAGATTTGAATCCTTAGCTTACTTTAAACATTCAAAAGTTAAGGAGAAGCTTGACAGGAGGTTCAGAGAGTTTAATTATGTGACAGACAAGTCACGATACCCCGAATACAATCTAGGTGAAAAAAGCGGCGAAGATCGATTCGTCAAAAGAAAGAAGAGAACAGTAAAAGACTTTTTAGAAGAAGAATAATATGGCTAATAAAAAAACAATAGGAACACTCGACTCCAAAAATCTAGTTGGTAATTTTTTGAAGAATAATAAAGAAGATCACTTTAACTATGAAGAGCAGGTAAACTACAGGGTATCAAGCGGATCTCTGGAGTTCGATCATCATCTTGATGGAGGCTTTGGCCCCGGGTTGCATAGGTTTGTCGGAATGAATGAAGGGGGGAAGACTTCAGCCTCTTTAGAGGTGATGAAGAACTTCTTAAAGATGCCTAAATCAAAAGGGGTTTACTTCAAAGCAGAAGGTAGACTTTCTGACGAAATGATTAAGAGGTGTGGAGTAAAGTTTGTCTTCAATCATGAAGAGTGGGAGGAAGGCACATGCTTTGTGTTTGAGTCTAATATTTACGAGACTGTAGTGGATTTAATGCGCCAACTGGTATCCTCAAATGACGAGAAAAATAAATATTGTTTTGTTCTAGACTCTGTTGATGGGTTAATCAAGAAAGCTGATAATGCGAAAACGTTTGAAGACGCTGTTCAAGTAGCTGGAGGAGCAAACATTGCAGCTACATTTATGAAGAAAATGTCAATAGCTCTTGGGAAAAGGGGTCATATGGCGATCTTCGTTTCTCAGGTTAGAGCAGATATTAAGCTAGACCCATACTCAAAAGCTCCCGTTCGCCAGACAACCGCGACAGGTGGCAATGCTCTACTTCACTTCGCCAACTGGATCATTGAGTTTGAGCCTCGCTTCGGTGGAGATCAGATACTACTTAATCCATCTGTCAAAAAGATGGACCCCAAGACTAATCCAGCTATTGGACATTACGCTAAAGTCGTTGTAAAAAAATCTCCAAACGAAAAGACTAATACTCGGATATCTTACCCGATACGTTATGGAAGAACTGGTGGTAATTCAATCTGGGTAGAGAAAGAGGTTGTTGGAACTCTTGAAGCTTGGGAGTTCATCAAAAAGGCTGGAGCTTGGATTTCGATCACAGAAGATTTTAGAGAAGTTCTTTCTGAAGGAGGCTTTTCGCTTCCTGAAAAAGTTCAGGGGGAGAATAAGTTATTTTCTTTGATTGAAGATGACTCAGCTCTCTGTCAATATTTAGTAGCATATTTTAAGAAAATGTTTAGCGGTCAAGAATGAAATTTTACTCTACAGACGGCAAGTTAAGAAACCTCAAAAATCCCAGAAAATATCATATAGATTGGGAAGCTTCTAGTCGCAGTAAGTTTCAGAAAAGCGTTAAAGATTTCCTCTATCCATACTGGAGTAGCGATGTTGTTTTTGAAGAGTTTAAGGTTGTTGGTAGTCGATTGTCATTAGACTTTTACAATGCTAATAAAAAAATAGCTATTGAAGTTCAGGGCGCTCAACACACCAAATATGTCAAACATTTTCATAAGAACAGATTTAAGTTTTTAGACCAACTTAAAAGAGATCAAAAAAAGCTCGACTTCTGCGAGATGAACGATATAAAACTGGTAGAGATATACCCAAATGACACTGTGGATCAGTCATTTTTTGAAAACCAAGATATTTACCTATGAGCAAAGATGAAGAAGCATTCTCAATCCCAAGTGGATTTGTGGAGAAACTGTATGAAATTTCTGGAGATTCCGATAAGCACAAGGGAGTTATTATGATTGCAGCCAATGAATCTGGCGATCCAATTATTTACACCAAATTTGATTCTATGATAACCGAATTAGGTTTAACTAAAGCTCTTAGTCAGTACCTTGATAGAATAGAAAAAGAAAACGAACAGCCTAATGATCTATAGCTACGAATTAGAAAAACAGCTTTTAGCTGGACTACTAAAAGACCCACCCTCCCTTATTGAGATTTCTAATTTCATTAGCCATAAGGATTTTTATTCTGAAGCTTCTTTTTTACATGCTACCATTTTCAGGGTAATTAAACAATCTGTTGATGCGGGGGAGGAGCTAGATAATATTATTTTGGCTCAAAGGGTTAATGAAGTTGGACTCAGCTTTGAAGGAAATATCAATGCTGCTGATTACATTAAGTCTCTCGCTATGCGATCTGTTCCTTCAGGGAATTTGATTAAAACAGCAAAGGAGCTTAAGAAGTTCTCCATCAGAAGAGAGATCGTAGAGTCTTCAGAGTTGATCTCAAAGAAGATGAAGGGGATGGCTCCAGAGTCCACTTATAGAGAGATTGTCGAAACAGCCGATCAGATCTACAACTCTAAGATTAACCTGTTTGATATTGGAAGCGATATTCCTGAAAATATCTATGAAGATATGGAGCATATGATCGAGGAGCGAGGTAATAATCCAATCGAAGAGTTTGGAATGATGGGGCCGCATGATAAAGTAAATGATATTTACGGTTCTCTTTTACGCCCGGGTAATATCACCGTCATTGTCGCTCGTTCTGGAGTTGGCAAGACTCAGTTCTGTATGGATTATGCAACTAAGGTTGCGCTAAAATACGATGTTCCAGTTTTGCATTTTGATAATGGTGAAATGAGCAAAGAGGAACTGATCATGCGTCAGTGTGCGGCTCATTCTGGAGTCCCAATGCATCTTCTTGAAAGTGGCAAATGGAGACAAGCTGGGCAGGATGTGGTGGATAAAGTTAGATCTGTATGGCCAAAAATAAGTAAATTAAAATTTTATTATTACAATGTGGGTGGGATGGATGTTGATGTAATGATTAATACTCTTAAAAGATTTTACTATTCAACTGTTGGCAGAGGAAACAAAATGGTTTTCTCTTTCGATTATATTAAAACAACTAACGATTCTACAGGCAACAAGAATGAGTGGCAGATTGTTGGTGAGATGGTAGACAAGTTTAAGAGATGCATCCAGAAGGAAGTTCTTGAAAACGGAGATCCAGTTATCCCAATGATCACTTCTGTTCAGTCAAACAGGAGCGGTATCACAACTAACAGAAACTCACAAAACATTATTGATGACGAAAGTATTGTATCTCTCTCTGATCGAATCACACAGTTCTGTTCCCACATGTTCATCATTAGGCGTAAGACGGAGGATGAGATACAGTTGGAGGGCCAGCGGTTTGGCACTCATAAGATGATCAGTGTTAAGTATAGAAGTTTGGGTAGAGACATAGCTGGAGCTATTGAACCAGTCCAAGTTGAAGATTCCCTTAGAAAGAACTTTATCAATTTAGACTTCAATAATTTTAATATTACGGAGTGTGGCGACTTGAGAGATATTGTCGCTGTACAAAATGGAAATCCACAATTAGATGACAGTATACCAGATGCACCAGCAAGGCAAAACAGAAACGACATCCCAGAACTTGGTTCCTTCTGAAGAGTTTGAGAAGGTCTTAATTTCAATAGGTTATAAACTTATCGATTGTGGTGATCACTGGAGATCGCAAGCTTTATATCGTAATGGGGACAATGCTACCGCTTTAAAAATTTATAAAAATACAGGAGTCTGGATGGACTTTGTAGAACCTAAAGGATCTTTACCTTTTGATGCTTTAGTTCGAATGACTGTGGGAGATGACCACAAGGTCTCTGAAACTTTAAAAAAAATAAAAAGCGATAAAGTTTATGTCGCCCAAAAAGTAGACAGAATAGAAATGGAACAAATTTATCCAGAAGATTGCTTAGACAAACTTTTCCCAAATTACAAGTTTTACAAAGATCGTGGGATCTCAGAGGAAACTCAAAGAGCTTTTAAAATTGGCTTGGCTGGAGTAGGCAAAATGTACCGTAGGATGGTCTTCCCCATCTACAACCAAGACAATCATATTATTGGTTTCTCTGGTCGGAAGATAGACGATCATAACGATTTTCCTAAATGGAAGCATATCGGTAAAAAGAATACTTGGGTATACCCTGCATGCATTCAGGACAATGAGTGCAGTGCAGAAATCGACCGTCGCAGTCAAGTTATCTTGGTTGAGAGTATAGGTGATGCAATGGCTTTATATGATCAAGGCGTTAAAAACGTTTTAGTTTTGTTTGGGCTTTCTGCTAGCTCTAATATTATTAATTATTTGTCTAGCAAAGTCTTAGACGATATTTACATTTCAACTAATAATGATTCTAAATCCTCACAGAATAGAGGATTGATAGCTGCGATTAAGAACTATCTGAAGCTAGCAAAGTATTTTGATTTAGATAATCTTACTATCAAACTTCCTCAAAATGGAAATGATTTTGGAGAAATGTATCAGAGTGGCTATAATATCAATAACTGGCTTAGTAGGCATATAGACCAACAAGAGCAAAAAGATTATATTAGTAATTTTGTCTCTAAGAATCCAACCTTATTCACTAAGACGGAAAGTAAAATGGCCAAAAAAATAAATGATTGAACCTAAAACAGCTTTATCCGCGAGTAGAATTAAGACTGCCCAAGGTTGTTCTTGGTTGTATTGGTGCAAGTATAAGCTGAAGCTCCCTGATACTAGCAATGACGGAGCGAAAAGGGGTTCTATCTGTCACTTAATATTTGAACTCTTAGGAGAGAAAAAACGAAAGTCTCATTATGACAAAATCATGGAGGCTCAAGATGTTTTCGCCGTACCTTCTATTGAGCGTTTAATAATGAAGCATGCTCGTCGCGAAGAAGTTGATGACGAGGATAATATTCAATTAATCAAAGAGATGACCTTTAACGGTCTTAACTACGATTTCTTTGGTGGAGATTTAGACAAGCCTACAAAAGGACTTTCTGAGCAGGACTTCGATATTGTAAAGAACGATGGTCAGATAGCTTACAGGATCAGAGGCTTTATTGACAAACTCTTTTTGTATAAAAAACAAAAGTTTGCTTTGATTAGAGACTTCAAGACTAGCAAGGATGTTTTCAAAGGTAAAGATCTTGAAGACAACATGCAGGATTTGATGTATAGCTTGGCTACAAAACATCTGTATCCAGAATACGAAAACAAGCAGAGCGAATTTTTATTCTTAAAATTTGAGTTAGATCCAGACGCAAAAAAAAGTGGAGTGATGAGAATGGCTCCTTTGAGCGACGAGGATCTTTTCGGGTTTGAATTACAGTTAACCGAGATTCAAAAGTATCTTGACAGCTTCTCTGAAGATGATGCCCTAGCTAATATGGCTTCAGATCAAGGTTTTCCTTCGGATAAATCATTTAGCGGTAGACTTCTCTGTGGTTTTGCGACCCAAAAAGGAGAACTAAAAAAAGATGGAACAAAAAAGTGGCACTGTGCCATGAAGTTTGATTTCTTTTATTACGTTTTTAAAAATGCAAATGGCCAAATTGTAGGCTCCTGCTTTGAGGAGGAGTTTTCGGAGGATGCTGTTCCAGAGGGATGCACCCACGAAATTCAATATTATAAGGGTTGCCCGTCTCATTGTTCTTGATCTTTGTTCAGAGTTGTGTAGAATGAGGGAGTAATGATCCCAGTATTTAAATCTACATACTCGTATGGCAAAAGTATCTTGACTCTCAAAGGCGAGTCAGAAGATTGTGGTTCAGACTCCCTGATCGAAATGTGCCTTGATAATGGGATCAAGGATGTTATTCTGGTGGAGGATAACCTTACGAGTTTTATGAAGGCATTTAAAGTCTGTTTGGATAACGATTTGAATTTGTATTACGGATTGAGACTCACCTTCTGCAATGATATGAAGGAGGATTCCAAAAGCTCTAGTCATAAAAATATTATCTTCGCAAAGAATGACGAAGGTTGTAAGTTGCTAAATAAAATTTATTCTTGTGCTTTTACGGAGGGAGATGGCTGCATAGACTACGCTGCATTCAAAGAGTATTGGGACAGTTCAGCCCTATCCTTTGTGGTTCCCTTTTACGACAGTTATCTTTACGAGAATAATTTTCATCAAAAAAACTGTATCCCTAATCTAGAAGGACTAAATCCTGTTTTCTGGAGTGAAGACAACTCTCTCCCTTTCGACCACCTACTAAATGCTAAGCTTGAAGAAGCTGTAAAAAGAAAGCAATATAAGGTTGTCAAGACGAAGACCATACTTTACAAAGAGAAGAAGGATGTCGAAGCTCTCCAAACATACAAGATTCTTTCGAATAGATCCTTTGGTAAAGAATCAACCCTTAGTAGCCCAAACTTAAGTCATTTTGGAAGCGAAGAGTTTTGTCTGGAAAGTTACCTTGAACAGTCATGAATGATCAATTATTGAGATTTGACAAGAAGCAGAAGTATCTAGTGTTAGACACAGAAACTGAAGGCTTAAATTTGATCAAGTCAAAACCATACCAAGTGTCTTGGATTATAGCTCAAGGAGATACCATCTTAGAGAAGAATAATAGGTATATTTGGTGGGAAGACTTAAAGATGTCTGAAGATGCAGCTAGAATTACAAGATTTGATAAAGATTTTTATAAATCACAAGCTGAAGATCCGAAAGTGGTTTGGGATGACTTCTCTAAAGAGCTTTACAATCCAGAATACAGGGTTGTTGGTCAGAATCTCTTAGGATTTGATGTGTATATGATTAATGTCTGGAGAAAGTTGATGGGCTTGGGGTCTGATCATTCTTATGTGAACAGAATTATAGATACTCTTAGTTTGGCTAGAGCTATAGCAAAAGAGGATAAGCCTGATTTTGACAACTTCATATGTTGGCAGTACGGTTGGAACAGTTTTTTCCAACGGGGCTTGCGAACAGGGCAAGCAGCACTACTAAAAAAGTACAATATTCCTCATGATAAGAATAGATTGCATGATGCTCTTTACGATATTGAAATGAACTTCAAGATTTTCAGAAAGCAGTTATTTAATATAGAGCTATGAGATACAAAAATCCATTTCCAGCTGGAGTAAAGCTGCCAGAGATTGTAGTCCCAAAAGAAATTCTTGATGAATTGGGTTTAGAGGAGGGCAGTCCAAACAAAGAGATCCTATACGAGCTTTCTAGAAAAGGTTTGAGGGAGAAGGGAATTACTAAACTCTCAAACAGTAAGGAGTACTATGATCGGACGATTATGGAGCTTGAGATTTTTGAAGAGTTAGGATTTATTGATTATATCCTTCTCAACTGGGATGTACTCTACTATTGTAAAAAGCAAGATATCCCGACAGGCGCTGGTCGAGGATCTGCGGCAGGTTCATTAGTCCTGTATCTTTTAGGTGTAACAAATATTGACCCAATTGAATATGACTTATTTTTTGAAAGATTCGTATCTAGAAGTAGAGCAAAACAAATTGAGCATGGCGGTGAAATTTTTCTTGACGGCTCTCTTCTTGCTGACGTTGACAACGATATTTCTTATAATCGCAGGAGTGAAGTCGTTGAGTATATTGAGAAAAAATATAAAGGGCGAACGTCCAAAATCTTAACTTTGAATACACTTAGCGGTAAGCTCTGCATGAAGGAGTGCGGTAAAATTGTATCTGAACTTAAGGAGATGGATGTAAATCAAATTAGCGACAGTATTCCAAAGCAGTTTGGAAAGGTGGCTAAATTAAAGGTAGCTTATGAAGAGAGCGAGTCATTTAAGAAACATGCAGACAATAATCCTAAAGCATTTAAGATAGCTAGAAAACTGGAAGGTCTAGTGAAAAATACTGGAGTGCATCCTTCAGGGATTTCTATTTGTTACTATCAACAGTCAGACATCATGCCCCTGCAAAAGACTAATG